TAAACAGGTTTTTATATGTTACAAAAATTAGGCTTTGCTCCAGGATTTAATAAACAAGTCACAGAGACCGGTGCTGAAGGGCAATGGTTTGATGGTGATAATGTGCGTTTTAGATATGGTACACCTGAGAAAATCGGTGGTTGGCAACAACTAGGTGCATCTAAATTAACAGGTGCAGCACGAGCCATTCATCATTGGGACGATAATGCTGGTATTAAATATGCAGCTATTGGAACAAACAGAATTTTATATGTTTATTCAGGGGGCACTTACTACGACATCCACCCCATACGAACTACTTTAACTGGAGCTAATTTTACTAGTACTTCAAGTAGTAATACAGTTACTGTAACCTGTAGTGGAGTTCATGGATTAGCTGACAATGACATTGTTTTATTTGACAATGTTACAGGAGTAACTGGGTCATCTAGTTTTACAAATGCTACGTTTGAAGATGTTAAATTTATGGTAACTTCTGTACCTACGTCAACTACTTTTACTATTACAATGGAAGCTAATGAGACAGGGACACCATTATCAACTGCTGGATCTGCATCAGTATTAATTTATTATACCGTAGGACCGTCACAACAACTAGGAGGTTTTGGTTGGGGTACAGGTTTATGGTCGGGTACTGCTTTAGGTGCTGCAACTACAACTCTAGCCTCTACTATTAATGATACAGTAACAGATATACCTTTAACTAACTCGTCAGCATTTCCATCTGCAGGAGAAATTAGAATAGGATCAGAAGATATAAGTTTTACAGCCAACAATACTACAACAAATATTTTAAGTGGTGGTGCAAGAGAGGTTAATGGTACAACTAAAGCAGGACATAGTGGTGGTGCTACAGTAACAGACATTTCTAAATTTGTTGCTTGGGGTGATCCATCATCTTCTGACTTTACTATTGACCCAGGTTTATGGGTTTTAGATAACTATGGTACAAAATTAATTGCTCTTATTTATAACGCACAATGTTTTGAATGGGACGCTGCAGCAGTAGGGGCTGTTAATACAAGAGCCACATTACTTGCTAATGCACCGACTGCATCTAGACATGTATTGGTATCTACACCAGATAGACACTTAGTATTTTTTGGTACAGAAACAACTGTGGGTACACAATCAACTCAAGACGATATGTTTTTACGTTTCTCTGATCAAGAAAATATAGATGGCACAGATGCTTATACAGTAAAAGCAGAAAACAATTCCGGTACACAAAGACTTGCCGATGGTTCTAAAATTATGGGAGCTATTAAAGGTAGGGATGCTATTTATATATGGACCGATACTGCATTATTTCTTATGAAATTTGTAGGAGGGGATTTTGTTTTTGCATTTGAACAGGTAGGTACTAACTGTGGATTGTTTGGTAAAAATGCATGTATTGAGGTTGATGGTACTGCTTATTGGATGTCAGAAAATGGTTTCTTTACATACGATGGTCAATTAAAATCATTACCATGTCTTGTAGAAGACCATGTTTACGACGATATAAACGCTACGTCTAGAGATCTTATTAATGCAGGATTAAATAATTTGTTTGGTGAGGTAAATTGGTTTTATTGTACAGCTGCATCTGATCAAATTGATAGAGTAGTTACTTATAACTATTTAGATTCATCACCTAAACGTCCTATATGGACAACAGGAACTTTACCTAGAGCAGCGTGGCAAGACTCCGCTGTTTTTGATAGACCTCATGCAACTTTTTATGACCCTAATAGTAACACTTCATATGATGTTACTGGTAATACAGATGGTTGTACTGTATACTATCAACAGGAAACAGGGACCGATCAAATTAATGCTGGAGGAGTTACTACAGCAGTTTTGGCAAATATTATTTCTGGAGATTTTGATATTACACAACGTAGAAGTAATACAGGACAAACTGTAGGAATGCCTGATATTAGAGGAGACGGAGAATATATTATGAGAATTAGTAGATTTATACCAGATTTTATTAGTCAAACCGGCAGCACTTCAATTAAATTTAAAACAAGATTATATCCAAACAGTAGTGAGACTACTACAAGTTTTACATGTACAGCTTCAACAACTAAAAAAGATGTAAGAGTAAGAGCTAGACAAATAGCATTGGAAGTTGCAAACACAGGCACTTCTGAAGATTGGAAACTAGGAACATTTAGATTAGATATACACCCAGGAGGAAGAAGGTAATGGCTACAGACCAAGAGATACGAGACGCAGGTTTTAAATATGTTCCACAACAAAAATATTTATTAAATCCTTTTCAATTACCTACACCTGATCCGGTAACTGACCAAGGTATTGTTGCAACTAATGCTTTTGCTGGCGGTGGAGGAGATAATTTTAGTGTTTATAATGCAGACCCAAATACAATATCAAACATGAATCCTAACAGGTACGCTTTGCAAGACGCAAGATACGATAATGAGTTATCTTATGTTGGAAAAACCTTATCTGGCGATTCAAGCCCTCTTTACAACACTGACACTGCAGCAATGAAACATATGGGAATGTATCCAGATTATTATGGATTAGATAAACCACCTCCATCAAAAATAGAAGAACTCCTTTCAAAAGGAATTGGTTTTATACCTGGTGTAGGTACACTTTCAAGAATTGCAGATTTTGCATCAGGTTTATTGCCTGTAAACAGAAGAGCAATAATGGAAAATCAATTAGGGACAACAGGTGTAATGGTTGATAATATTGGTCGAATTGTGGTAGGACCAGGTGGTAGTTATAATACACCTGAAGGAATTATGGCTGGATATAATCCTAGTAAAATGACTGATAAAACTTTTACTGATAGAATTAGTAACGTTTCAGAAACATTAGCCGACAAGTATGGTTTAACAACAGATCAAATATCAGGGATACTTAGTGGAGAATTAGATGAAGATGATTTTACAGGCAGTAAATATAGTTTACCTAGCGGAAAAACAACTAATCTAATTACTAATTTAAGAAATTTAGAAATAGCCAGAAAAAATTTTGGTAATGTTACTGACACAACAAATACAATTTTTAACCTTAAAACCGATACTAAAAGTAATAATCAAAACCAAGGTGGTGGCACATACATTGGTGGAGGAGCGTCTCTTCAAGATGCTGGTGGTACATACGATGGTGGTTATCATGGTGCGGAAGGTGGATTTGAACATACTGGTGGTAATCAAAATGGAGGCGGTGGAGCTAGTTATGGTAATGCTGCTGAAACTGGAGCTAAAGATGGTTTTGGTTATGGTTTAAAATACGGAGGACTAGTAAGTATTTTATAATGGCAAAAATTGTACAATCATTAACTAGAGCTGAACCAGAATACAATCAAACTAACNTACAATCGTTAGTCAGGGATCTTGATGCAGTAATTACAAAATTAAATACAACNTTTCAATCAGAAGTAAAACAGGAGATAGAAGCTAAAAGTTTCTTTTTAGAATAATGGCAGTAGTAAACCAATATAAATTTGTAGGTAAAGATAATGACACTACAGGAAATGCGTTAACTGTTTTTGCAACAAATAAACCAGGTGTTAACGAGACTATAATTATTAAATCAATACTAGTTACATCGGCTGGCACACCAAGTGTTACTGTTACAAACAATAGTATTACAGCCATTAAATCTGTACCATTAACAGCTAATCAAACAAAAGAACTACTAACCCAACCTTTAATAGTAGAGGGTGGATCTGCATTTACTATACAATCAAGCACTACAGATTCCTTTGATTTTGGAGTTAGTTTTTTAAACATTAAAAAGGAGAAAATAGACTAATGATAGAACTAAAACCAGATAAAATAATAACAACAATAAAGAATAAAAAAACAGGCGAGGTCTATGAGACTGAAGAAGCTTTAAAAGCGGCTAATATACCTGAAGAAGATGTGCAAAGAGATGTAACAGTTATCATGCCGCCTCTTGATTTAATAGGTAAAACCAAGTAAACATAGGAATTAAGGTAAAATTATGGCAATATCTAGAATGCAACAACCACAACAGATGCAAGGCGGAATAGGTTCTTTACAAGATCCTAGACAAAATTACTTTCTAGGTAAGCTTGTTAAGAAAGCTACTAGAGGTATTAAAAAAGTTGTTAAAAGCCCACTAGGTAAAATGGCTATACTTGGTGGATTAGGCATGATTCCTTTTGGTGGATTTGGTGCAGCTGCTGGAACAAAAGCAAGTTTATTTAGCAGACTAGGTGGTGCTTTAAAAACTGGTGGTAAACTTAGCACACTTGGAGATTTATTTAGAGTAGGTGGTGAAGCTGGTGCAAAATTTAGTGTACCTAGAATGCTAGCCGGTGGCCTAGGTGCCACAGCTCTTGCAGCTCCATTCTTAATGGGTGGCGGTGATGAAGAGGAAGAAATAACAGAAGTTATGGATCCTGCTGCAATAACACAAAGAGCAAGAAATTATTACAGCGGTGCAGGTGATGCAGGTGCTGGTTTAGATTTTATGCCACAAAAAAAATATGTGATGCAAAATTTTTATGCTGCTGATGGTGGTCGTGCAGGTTATGCTAACGGCATGATGGTCGAAGACGAAGAAGAAGAATTTATAAGAAGTGGTGCAGGCAGATCTTTTAGACAACCTAAAACATTTTTAAACATGGGTGGTGGCGCAGGTCAAGCACAAGCTGAACAAATGTTAATGATGGAATATGTTAAATACAAAAACAAAGGTGGTGACATGTCTTTTGAACAATTTGTAAAAGCAGTAATGCAAGCATCACAACAACCAGAAGGCGCAGGTATGGAACAACCAGAAGCAGTTATGATGGCAGCTAACGGCGGACCTGTACCAGGTTCAGAGGTAGCAGGTTACACAACACCAGAAGGTTATAATAAATTTGATTACAGATCTGGCGGTACTCCTGTTAGAGTTGGTGCACAAGAAGGTGGCATTATGGAAACAGAAGAAGCATCAGAAATGATTGATATGGGTGGTATGGAAAAAGATTTTAGAAACGAAGGTGGTTTTGTAGCAATGGGTGGCAAAGAAAGAGCTGATGATGTGCCTGCTAGACTATCTAAAAATGAGTTTGTATTTACAGCAGATGCTGTTAGAAATGCAGGAGGCGGCGATATAGATAGAGGCGCTGAAGTTATGGAAAATTTAATGAATAACTTAGAACAAGGTGGAGAAGTTTCTGAGGATTCACAAGGCCTAGAAGGGGCACAAAGAATGTATGAACAACAACAAATGTTACAATCAAGGATGATATAATGGCTATTTCAGATTTTGTAGAACCGGGTGTAAAAGATTTTATAACACAATCGAAAGCAACTTATTCTGCTCCGATAGATACAACTAAATTTACTGGCAGACAATTTGTTGCTGGTGAAGACCCTTTACAGACACAAGCAATTAATCTTGCACAACAAGGTGTTGGTTCTTATGCACCATTTTTACAAGCAGCTGGTGCAGCACAAGGATTAGGTGCTCAAGCTTTAGGACAATCAGCAGCTACTATTGGTGGGTTAGGCGCTCTTCAAACTGGCGCACAAAACATTGCAACAGGAGCAGCGGGTATGACAGGCCCACAAGCTTACCAACCTTTTATGTCTCCATATCAATCGCAAGTTATTGATGCAACTTTAGCAGAGTATGACAAACAAGGATTAGCTGGAGAACAACAAATTAAAGATCAAGCAGTAGCTTTAGGTGGTTTTGGTGGTGGTAGAGAAGGTGCAATGCTTGGACAATATCAATCTGATAGATTAGCAGACAGAGCAGCATTACAAGCATCTATGTTACAACAAGGATTTGGTCAGGCTCAACAAGCAGCACAACAAAATTTTCAAAACCAAGGTAATTTATTTGGTATGCAACAAGGATTGTTCGGGCAACAAGGACAGGCGGCTGCAGCACAACAAGGTTTAGCTGGTGCATACGGAAATCAAATGAATCAATTGTTTGGTCTATCTGATTTTGGTAGAACTGGTATGGGTCAAGACGTTTCTGCACTAGGATCTCTTGGAGGAATACGTCAAGGTTTAACTCAAGCTCAATTACAAGCAGATGCAGATGCTGCAAGAACTGGAGCTTACGAACCTTATGGAAGATTATCACAATATGGTAATGCATTAACTGGTTTAGCTGGTGGTGTAGCAGGATCACAATACGACCAACCAGGATCACAAAATCCATTTCAAACCGCACTAGGTACGGCTGTAGGGTTAGGTGGATTGTTTGGTAAAATATTTAAATAGGAATTATTATGAAGCCATTAAATAGACCAATGTTTAGGTACGGCGGCCCTATCAAAGAGGGTGTCATGTCGGGAATCAGGGAACCAAAAAAGAATGGTGGTCTAAGTAAACAATTTAATACAGGTTTAGTTGGTGATGAAAGATATCCTAAGACAGATGGTAGAGAACATCACGTAGCATTTTTAGCACCATTAGCATTTAATGCATTAAGATTTGCAGCAAGACCTTTTGGTCAATTCGTTGCAAAACAAGTAGCTAAAAAAGGTGTAACTGGAGGCGGTGGAATTATTAGATCAGGTTTAGGTAGATCTAGAGTTTTAAAACCAGGTGAAAGTTTAACTACAACTAAACAACAATTTAATCCAAATGCATTAGGTAGTTATTTTGCAAAATCACCTGAAGGTAGATTAATTGCAGGGAGCACAGGATTTGCTGGTAAAGTAGGTCAAAAGGTATTTCAAGGCGGTAAATATTTAGCTTCATCTCCATTAACAGTTGGAGGAGGTTTAATATATGTCGGCGGTAAATTTTTTAAAGATGGTAAAGAAGTTCCACCACCACCTAATGCAGCTGAATTATTAG